AGCAAATTCACCAACTGCTCTGTCGCTGATACCAACACCACCGCCACCCCACTGGATACCTGTTCCAGTAGATAATGCAGAAGTAGAGAAAGTTAACATACCAACCTGATATAGGTAGTAAGCAACTGTTGGGTGAACGATAAGAATATCTAGATCCTCACCTCTTTCTCCAAGAAGATTTCTTGCTCTTGCAATTGTAGAAGCTGTCAAGAAGTTAGCTTCTGTTGCACTAGCACCAGCTTTTGCGACATCTAACTTGTTGCTTGCAAGTGCAGTTCCAAATAAACCAGCTAAATGTGAAAACAATCTAGCGTTGTTTAGTTTGTTAATTGCATCTGCAAGTTGGTTTCTGATGTGACCCATTGGATCTTCACCAGCAGCTAAAACTGCAATATCGTCTACAGCATATGCAAATGCTCTATGACAGATAGTTGCAATTTGAGTTCCTGTACCAATCTTCTGTGGTGTTAAATAACCAGCAGTAGATGTACCCCAGTTTGAAGCACCAGTAAGAATTTCTTCTGTTGGAGCGATTGGGTTGAACTCAGGAACCTGGATTCTTGTACCACCTTCACCTGCATCTAATAATGAGTTACGAGTGATAGCACCAGATTTAATAAATGCACTACGCTCTTTTATAGCTTCGGAAACGTATGTGCTGAGATTATTTCTCTTTACGATATCCGCTAATAGGACACCGCCCGAATAATTCTGAAATGGAGCAGCCATTCAGATCTCCTTGTTACTTTTGCGATACCCTAATCACAGATTAAGGCATTAGTTTCACAGAAACTAACTATTTTGTTTGAGCCTCTCTCTTCATCACAGATGCGAGATCGGGGTTCTCATTCTCCATTATAAGCTGTTGCGTCAAATTGCCAGTCTTCCATGGGTTTTCTGAGCCACCTGACACATTTCCAACGGGACTTGGTTTTGCACCCATTCCAGCAGCAGTGCTTGGCTTGAAGTGATGTTCATATCCACTACCAGGATTTTTAAGGCTTGTAAGGTATAAATTTAAATCTTGTTCTACTCCACCATTAAGAACAACAACTTTACCTTCGGCATTTTTTTGTAATTTACCCTGCAACAAAGAGAGCATCTGTTCTGCATTTATAGCACCTTGATTGCTAATAGCTGCAAGTGCTGTTTGTTTTGTAGATGCTACTTCATTAGAAGTTTTCATATCTTCTAATTGTTGAGATAAAGTAGAAATTTTTTGTTCTTTTTCTTGATTTGTCTTATTAGCTTCTTCCCAAAGAGTTTTCCATTGCCCTTGATCTTCTAACTCTTGTTTTCGTTGTTCTTCTTTCTTTTTATAAACTTCATCAAGTTTATTTTTTGCACCTTTAAATTTTTCTTCAGCTTCAGCAGCTTCTTTATGAGCAGCAGCTAATTTTGCTTCATATTCTGCTTTTACAGAATCAAGATTTGGTGCTTGTGGTTGTGTTTCTGAAGGAGTTTCAGTCACGGACTGATCAGTAGGAGCCACAGACTCAGACTGAACTACTTTTTCTTCAATTGCCATAAATTATTCAGATAATGCACTGTTAGTTTTTTTGTTTGAAACTTTTTTAGTTTCTGTTTTTGGTTTAGTTTCTGCTGGAGTGGATTTAACAGCAGGAATTTCTGCTAACTCCCACTTGTATGTTCCATCAGATTGCTGAACATAATCTAGATGTTTGCCCATAGGTTATATGTACTTGATCTTAATTCTAACAAACTATTCAGATTTGGCCTCATTAGAGCTTGGTAACACTTCACCTTGAACCAAAATATCTCTAAATTCTTCTCTATCAATTACTTGTTGATCAAATAATGATGTTAATGCTGTAATATCTTGTCCAATCAATCTTTCAATATCAAAATCTCTACTAATCTTTACTTCTGGTGGTTCGATACCTACATAATCAGCAGATAAATTAAATGCTTTCTGTAACTTCTGCTCTAATTCCATAGAAACCATTGCAAGCATAGAATTAGTATCAACTCTATCTAATCTTCTAGCATCAGCAGATTCAGCTACAAACTTTTGCTGACTTAAAGTACTAATACCAAGAGTAGCCATTTGCATTTGTAACTCTTTAATCTCAGCAGATTGAGCATCAAAAGCACTACTCGCTGGTTCTACATAATAAACTTTATTACCAGGTTGAGTTGCCATCGCATAATTAACAGAAATAGCTAAATCTTTAGTTTGGTCATCATATCCTTCCATTACAAGCATTGGTTGAGATGCAACGTGCAAACTATGAATTAAATCAGCCTGTCTTTGATAATGTGCAAGATTTAAATAAGCAATGTCCAATAAAGGAGGTTTACTTGTCATATTGTCTACTTTGCCAGAATAAATAGTAACTAAAGGTATTTCACCTAAAGAAAACTGTCCTGATTCCGCTAATTCAAAATCCTTTTCATTTGGAGTACCTTGCATATTCCCTGCATACGCACCATCATTTTCTTCGTACATATCTTCAACAGTTTCTTTTCTTCTAAATACACGATAACGACCAGGTTCTATTACTCTCATCTGGTCATATATCTTTTCACCAAAAGCACCATCAGGTAATACAGCTTTTTCTCCAATTCTTACCTGTATAAGATTTCCATAATTAGATTCTCTATCTAATCTCCAACCATAAATATTTGTAGGATCTACTTCTATCCAGTAAGGTCTACGATTTTGTAATCTCTCTTCAGCTAAACTAACAGCCCCACCAGGTGCAGGATAATCTACAAGAATATGACTTTGACCATAAGTAAGAGAACACATTAATAATCTTCTTGCATATTCATCTAAATCTGACTTACAACCATCAACATCCATTTTGAACATTTCTGTCCAATAAGGATCTCCAATAAGTGTTATAGGTTTTCTTAATACAAGACCTGTAGCTGCTCTTATTAATCTTTGTGTAAAAGGACTAAATACTGATCTGTTTACTCTGGCAAGGTAAGCATCATAATCTTCTCTTGGTTCTAATGGTAAAAATGCTTCACTATTTTCTCTAAGATATTCTGTACCTTCACTGACAGCTTTCATTATTTCCCAACCCTTTATCATGTCTAATACAGCACGATTACGAGTAAAAGGACTATCAGTACTACCAATATATGTAGTTGCAGTAATACTGGTTTTCAGCATTCCTGGTAACGCGTAAGTCATGTCAGCACCTCCATCTTTTTAATGCTAGTCCTTTTCTAGTTAGTTTACCGTTTTTACTTGTAGGTCCTTTAACTCCTTTCATTCTGGCACAAAATGATTTTCGTCTGGCTGCTCTTTTTCCTGTTGGGTTCTTTTCTGTTACTGGAGCTTTTAAGTTACTACCAGTAGCTCGGTTATATTTTGCACGACCTTTAGCAGTAAGCCCTCCCTTCTTAGACTTTTCGCCTCTACCAACTGATAAACTAACTCCTTTCTTGCGTGGCATTACTTTCCTACTTTGGATTGTGCCTTTTTATGGGCTTGAGTAAATGTATCTCCTGCTCTCATTCGTCTCTTCATAAATTCCATATGCTTCGCACTATGATGCTCAGAGTGCTTAGACAATAAAGTTTTTTGACGAGGAGTAAGTTTCACTATACAGCATTAGTAATAGTGCCAGAAGTAATGAAGCTTACACTTACAGTTTCAATATCACCTGTTGCTGCAGAAAGACTTGTTCCTGTAACAATTCCGTTAAAACTTACTTTTTTTGTTCCAGAAGTATCTAAAAATAATTCAAACTGTGCATCTGCGGGATCTTCTGCTGTTAATACATCAGCAAGTAAATTAGCAGTTTCATCACCACTAGCTGCTGTATATAAAAAATCAATAGAACCTGATCCAGACATTAGTCCTCCAACATACTTTCTAAAAGTATCTCCATGACCTGTACATTCCAAAGTTTCCTTTGTTGTATCTAATGACCAACCAGTTGTAGAAACTATTGCTTCTGTTGTTCCAGTTCCATTTTTAAATTTAACAGAACCTTCTTCTCCACGAAAAAATGCCATTGTTCTAAGAAAAAAGAGTATTTATAAATAGTTTAACTTGTTGTTGACTTTTTTACAGTACCTTTACTGTTATTTCTCATATATTGTTCACATCTGGGATCCCAAAGTGCAGGATTTCGTTTTCCTTTCACTTTTTCAATCACATCTAACATTTCAGTTGTAATTTCAATCATTTTTTACTCCTTTTAGTAGTTTTTTTACGCCTATGTTGATAGGTTATCTTCTTTTTACCAGTTTTTTCACGTTTAAACCTTGCTTTTTCACTACTTGACATTTCTCCAGTAGTCTTAGGTGTCTTACTTGATACACGTTTACTGGGTCGACAGGCAGGATAACCTCGCTTTTCACCTTTTTGACGGCCACAAGGTTTTCCAGTTTTTACATCAACCCAATTTTCTTTAAACCAACGGGTTAAACCGCCACTACTTCTTGCCACGTTTCTTAGTTCCTGTGCGATAAGTGCCACCACGCTTTTTGTACTCCCGTACAAGCCATGCGTTTGCGTAAGCAGAAGGATAAACAGCGAATTTACGTTTAGCTTCTGATTTTACCCTAGAGTATAATGCTTTATTTACAGGAACATTCGCCACGTTTTTTACCTCCTTTCTTCTTTTTCTTTTTACCTTTAGGTTTCATTGAACCGTAAGCCATAATAAAAAGTATCTCTTAATATATTCTAAACGCAGTCTGCCCTAATGTCTCTGGTTTTGCCAAATTAAACTGCTGTAAACAAAGATAACCAAAAGCATCAAAAGCATGATCTACACCTAAATTCTTATTAGGTAACCCAGTATTTGGTGCATAAGTAAGAGTTCTAAGTGCTTTTATTAATTCTTTACAACGAGGATGAATAAAAGTTCTCTGATCTCCATTTGCATCAAGCAAGGCAGTATTAACAGCAGTAATCTTATCTCTTATTTTCCAAGGACTTTTAGGACTTAAAACAGTAAAACCAGACCTTCTTAAGATCGTATGATCCGTTACTCCAACTCCACTTGTCTTTCTTGCACTACCAGTAGGATCAGGACAAGCAATAATTCTTCTATCTACCCCATACCTTCTCGTAACTTCTTCAGCAAAATCCCATGTGGTAGCACCTCCTGTCAGCATGATTTCATCAAAAACATACAAATTGTTGTCATGTTTATACGCACAGATTCCTGCCATAGGGTCTACGTTAAAATCTAACCCCAATAACAAGGGCATCATATGTAAATCCTGTACTTCCTTGTCAATATTGTCATCACTGAAACTAACAGCAACTAAACCAGTTAAATTCTCAAAACTAGCCTCAAATTCCTGTCTAAATGTTCTTGCATCTAATTGACTTCTAGCAGCTTCAACCTCTTCCGCTTTTACATTACCCCCTTCAATCGTAGTAAAACTCCACCTCTGCCAATCATCCAGTTCCTGTTCTCCACAAAAACACCACATATCATAAAACCAACTCGCAGTTCCATCAGGTGTACTAATAAA